AGAATTAGTTAGTTTAAATTCCAATTCACCAAGACTGGTGATGTTTTTTTCTTTGTTGTATTCAACAACCACAATGGCAAACACTGTGCTGGTCATGGTGTGATTGGCTGTCCATCCTGGGAATACACTATAAGCATATCCCAAAGAACCATTAGCATATCCCACAGGTACCACAGGTGAACTACCGCCATTGTTGAAACAGTAGATGCGTATGAGTCCATTCATGGTGTTGTCTGTGTTGCCGTCCTCATCAGTGGTGCTTAGAACTGTGAGTCCGTCATTGTTGAATTGAACTTCGTTGCTGTTCAAATAGATCTTGTCAAATGTGATCACACTGTCTGCGCTGTCTGAAAGTTTGATGCCTGTTTTCTCACAGATGGTTATGCAGTAGGTCATGGTCTTGTTGTCATTGCTCATTACAGCATCTGTGATAATGCCTTTGAGATAGCCAGTGCCATAGACCACAGGTATGCTGTGATTGGTATCTGGACTCATCTGCTCACGAACTGATCTATCTGGTTGTGAAGTCTGCGATGCCTGAGGCAAACTGCTTTTCTTGTTTACACTGTTGCTGACTTGATTAACAAGAAATCCCAGTGCCGCAGTTTTGGCTATGCTGGATGCAATGTTTGAACTGCTGACGCTGTTGTATATCTTGGAACCAAAGTCAACCACATCATCTAAGAAACTCATAGTTTGGCTCCAAAGTCAAAGAAACTGTTTTCTAGTGCGGACACGCGATCCATGCTGACATCTGTGGCAAAGAACTTCTTGTGGCTTTCACTGTTGGTTTTTCTGCTGGCTATTTTGTTTTCTAATACATCAACATTGCTGGCACAGGTAAACACTACTGTGTTAGAACTGATTCTGTTTTCAATGTCATAGTCTTCTTCATAGCCAATGTTGTTGATGTAACCACTGAATCTTATGATAGGATTGCCAGCAAGACTGCTTAGGAAAGTGTCGTTGCTGGCATTGTACAATCCTCTGAGTATGACCACAGGACTGCCTTTGATGCTGGAAGATAGTATGTCAGTGATACTTGAGTTTGGCACACCACTGATGCTGATGCTGAGATCCTGACCACTGCTGCGGATTTCACTGTTGCTGCCGCTGACTGCCAACAGTTTACCAAGTCCAGTGTAGGTGCTGCCGCTAATGGTTGTAGCTGTGATCCTATCGCTGAAGAGCAGAGTGCTGGCAGCAAGAGTAATCTTCACAAACAGGTGTGTCTGTATGGCATAGGTGCTGTTGAGATCAAGCACTGCCATTATAACACCTCTTGAAACACAAACGCACCGCTCCAACTCACTTGGTTGCGAGCAAAAATAACCCACTCAGGAAATTGTATGCAGCGAACGGTATAACTTTCATCACTGGCTGGTGCTGTGTTGCCATAATACCAAGGAAACTTGGTATAGGGTATGGAAATTGTTGCAGTGGTTATTCTATCTAGTGCTTCTGCCGCTACTATATCTGTGCGGATATCACTCCAGTAGATACCATCTGGAACTTTGATTTCAAATCGTTTAGGCTGTGTGCCACGACTCACAGTTCGCACAATGCCGTCACGTGCTGTGGTGCTGGCAACCATGCGTTTGCGATTTATGCTTAGACTTTCTGATCTGTTTACGATCCATTGAAAACTCATGTATTATCTCCTTGCTGGCACAGTTTTGCCACCTTGCATTGCTACTGCGTGTATGAAGCTAGGGTCTCTGGCAATCATTTGTTTGAAGCTCATGGCATCCACAGCAGATATATTGTAAGTGACATTGCTGCCACTGGTTAGTCCACTGTTGGGCACCATGCTGCCTGCTGAGTTTGGAATAAACAATTCTGGACCTCTCTCACCAACAATGTATGGACGACGATCACTAACAGGACCACCTGCTGCCAATATGCCTGGTATGATACTGCCACCAAACAAGCCGCCTCCGCCGCCCTTGACTTGATTGCCTGACATGGTAAACAGGTTGGCCATGGTCTGGCGAATCTGACTGCGCAGTAGATCTTCTAGCATTGAGTTTACAAACTCTTTGAATTCAAACTTACCAGTCTTGGCAAACTTCACAATCATGTCTTCCATGCCCTGTGTGGCTTTGCGGAACACGTTTTCTACATTCTTGGCAGCATTGGTAGCATCATCAACATAATCATTCAGTGCTTTCTTAAGACCAGTCAGACCATTACGGCTGGCTTCATAACTTTCAGTTTCTGCTTGTTTAAGTTCTTCAATGCCTTTTCTTGCTGTTTCATAATAGGCCTTGCGTTGATTTTCATCAAGATTTTTGCCAGTACGAACTTCTTCTGCTTGTATCTGTGCTTCAGCGGCATCTCTGGCAGCTTTCTCAATGTCAGCATACTTCTTGGCAATGCCGCTGAGAGTGGCTGTGCTCATTTCATGCTGAATGTCTCTGATTTTCTTTTGTAGATTGAATTGTGTTTGCAAACTGAATTGCAGTTGATTGTATTCAGCAGTGCTGGCATTCAATGAATCCTGTGCAGTTTTTACACCTTCTATGCCTTGTCTAGCGGCTTGATAATATTGAGTGGCTTCACTAGGATCTAGTTTCTCACCACGACGTGCTTCTTCCGCAGCAATGGCCGCTTCTGCACTACGGCGAGCAGCCAACTCTACTTCTAGATAACCTTTGGCCTGTAGTGGCAATAGTTGCATAGCAGAACGTTCTGCTAATTTGTCTGCTTCTAGTTGCAGTCCTATGAATGACTGTGTGTTAAACAAGCTGAGTTGTTTTGAACGTTCATCTTTGATTCTGGACTCTACCAATCCATCAATGGCTGTTTTCTGTGCTTGGTATTCTTGTGTTAATTTCTTCTGTGCTTCTTGAAGTTGTGGGATAACAGCAAGATCCACAGGCGTGCCTGCTTGGCGACGTTGACTTATTTGATCTTGTAGTTTAGATAGTTCTTGGTTGAAAGTTTTTTCAGCAGCGAATCTTTCCTGTGCTGCCAATTTCTGTTTGTCAGTTTGATTTATTGCGGCCGTGTCTAAGGCAAATTTCTTATTGGCCTCTGCATTTGTTTCCTTGTAGCTTTGCAGGATTTTCTGTAGTTCACTGGCAATTTTTTGATTTTCAGTCTTGATTTCTCTTAATTTTGCTGCCTCAGCTTCTTTTGCTGCCTGCGCTTCTTTTTCAAATTTAGGATCTCTTGTGCCTCTTGACATGCCAGCTTCAGCATTTCGCGGATCTTCTAGACCAAATAATTGTTTTAGTTTATCATAAGCATCGCTGGCATAGTCTGACACATAAGATAATGCCACACCCAAGGCACCAAGTCCAGGTATGCTTTTAACAGCAAATGCTCCTAGGTCACTAAGGTATGCTCTCAGCACCTTCAATGTGCCAACAAAGATGCCACCTAGACCATTTAGTTGTCCTGTGACAGCACCAAAATTACGGAATAGATTTACCACCACTGCAAAGCCTGTGCCTATGGCCGCAGCCCCTGCTGATATTGCACTAAATCCTGCAGTGACCAATGCCACTGCTCTACCAAGAATAAAGAAGCTGGCAACCACTGTGCCAATCTGCACTATGATTTTGATAAAACTACCAAATGCTTCGCCTGCGGTATTGATGCTGGCAGCAAGTTTACTAATTGGTTCCAAGGCCGCTAATAATTCTATCTGTAATTTCTTAAATGCTGATGCAAAATTATCACTGGCATCACCTGCGGCTTTCACTGAGGCAGCACTAACGCCACTCTTCTTGATAAATTCGTCAAGGTTACCATTGACTTTGGCAAAGTCTACACTGGCAAAACTCTTGCCAAATATGTCAACTTGTAATGCAGTGCGTTTGGCAGCATCACCTGTGTTGGCCAAACCTTGTACGGTTCTACGCAATAGATCTTGTTCACTTAGAGTTTCTAACTCTTTAAATGTTATACCTAAACTAAGAAAAGCGTTTTGACTTTGTTTGCTGCCATCTGCCGCTGCCGCTAGGGTCTGATTGAAACGTCCTATGCCAGTCAATGCACCATCAACACTGCCACCTGCGGCAGCAACGGCACTGCTGAAGCCCATGACATTCTTTAGGGCCATGCCGCTGGCATCACTGATATCACTGAGGCTATCTGCTAACTGAAAGGCGCTGCTAACAAAGGCACCAATGGCCAAGCTACCTATTGCAGTTTTGAGATCCCCAAAAGAAGCCTGTGTTTTACTAACTTCTGATTGTAGTTTTTGCAGTGGTGATATACTGCCTGTGACATCAGTGGTTATTGAATATCTTAGATCGCCCGCCATATTATTTCCTCAACATTTGTTTAGTGATTGTGGCAACATATTTCTCTGTGGGCTCACTCATGCCCTTGGGTGCTTGTTTGCTACTGCCTTGATCCAATGCTTGAGCGTAGGCATAATCAGCGTGTATGGTATTGTTTTTCAGCACAGTGCGACGACGAGCATTGCCTTTGTCTATGGGTGTTTGACTGACAAAATACTCATAGGCCTTGGCAGGTATTGAAGAGATCCTTGCTTCAAGATCTTTGAGACTCTTGGTCATAGTATTCTGAGTCATTCTTATATTGGTCTTCACGGTGTATCAGCTCCTTGCATTATGTAGCATTTCACGCAACTCATCAGTACTGTAGGTTTTATCTAACTTACTGACCTTGCCTTCTGCTTGATCCTGCTTGTGTCTGAAATATCTCGCTGACAAATCCAACACATATAAATCAAATGTTGTTGCTCTGCTCAGGGCCTCGCTGGGCAACAACCCATATTCCTTGGCGAGATTGTTGAGAGTCAGCATCAAACTGGTGTCAGTGCTGTCCCATTCAACGTCTTGCCCAATTACTTTCCCAGAGTTTCAACCACCTTGGCAATGACTTTGATCAAAAGATTGCTGGGCAACATGTTTTCATCTTTGATAATTTCTTTGCCTTCTTCATCTAATATCAATGTCTTGACCAATGTGATCATTTCTACAAGATTCTGCTGATCTGCATTGGCTAATCGCATAAAGATATCAAGTGGCTGGCGGTCCCAGGAATAAAATTCAACTGGTTCGCCGTATTCTTTGACTGTGGCTTCATCGTCAAGAGAGAATACTATGAGTTTGGGTTTGGCTGCAATTTGGGAAAGTTTCATCTGTTAATCCTTTTGTCTATGTATCATGGTATGAGCAACTACTAAAATAAATTTCAGTCTGCTCTGAGCTTTTTCTATATCACCCTTGGCACACTTTATTTCATTAGTGCATTTGGCAATCTCTGCAATCAGACTTTGAAGCAATTCATTGTCTGACTTTGAATCTAAAATATCCATAAATCTTTTACCTTTGTATTTAGTTAAGCATAAAAGAAAGGGGGTTTTTACGCCCCCTTTCAGTCTATCTTACGATAGTTCGCTCCCAGGTATTACTTAGGAAGTAGCAACCAAGTATTCGCCTGTCACTGTGATAGTGATAGGTGATACCCATACAGGTGCATCTGCTGATACTGTTGGTGCAAGACCAGTGATAAAGCCTTGTCCTTTGATTACTCTATCTGTAGATGAATTTTCACGCATCTTCAGTGTAAAGCAGATTGGTGTTTTGTTGCGGCTTAGACCTAATAGGCCTTGTTCTGCAACTGTACCTGACTGAGCAGCGGTGATAGTGGTGCCAAAGAAAGTAGTATCATCAACCACAATGTTCATGCTTAATGAATTTGTAGAAGTTGTTGCTACCTGCTGTTTAGCACTGCTGTCTAGTTGACTCCAAGTAAAAATATCGTTGGCTGCGTTAACAGTTACGTCTTGGATTGCTGGGACTACCAACGGTGTTGCGCTTAAAGCAATTGCTGTCACAGGCGCTGTGCCTGTAATTGTAGAACTGGCAGTTGTGTCAATTGATAGAACAATTTGACTTGATGTGCCTGGTCCTGGATTAATATACGCCATGGTGTGGCTCCTTATGTTAGTTTAATGTATCGCAATTCTATTTCTGTGATGAGTTTGTCTGTGTCAAAACTGGTACTGACATCTACTTCTCTACTGGTGAAACCACTGGTAGTAGGTAGAATGTCTTTGGCAGTTCTAACAAATTCAACAACTTCATCATAGTTTGGTGGTATGGTTTTGGCATCATTGGCAAAATACACAACCACAGTGATAGTATCTCTAGTGATATTAACACCACTCAAAGTTCGTATTAGACTCTCTGAAGTAGATTGATCCACATCTACATAGATCTTTTTCAAGTTCTTGATGTATAGTGGCACACCGCTTTCACTGAGAGGCAATTCACTGCTAACAATGAAACTGCCTAGACTCAGGGTCTGCAAGTAATCAATTACTGAAGCTCTCATCTAACTCTCTTTAAGTTAAACTGGCCTGGTGACTTTTCAGAACTTGCGATTGTGCCGCTGTCATCAAAGTCATACCAATCACCAGCTGTAATTAATTCACCAAACAAACTTTCTGCTCGTTGTGTGTAGTAGGCCATCTTCTGGCGTTCTGCACTGTCTTGATTACCAAAATCCGCTATTGATGGAAGGATATATTCTGCCAATGCAGTGAACACACATAGGTCTGTGAAATCACTTTCACGTGCTATGATTCTATCTGGATCCAAAGCTGGGACGTCTGCCACGGTATTATATACTATGGATGCGTCACGCTTGATGTAATAACTTCTCCACCAAGCACTGGCTCGCAATTTGGATAAAATGCGATCCGTGGCTCTGATCAATTGTTGTTCAATTGCATCGTCTGAAAGGCCTTCATTAGCTTCAAACAGTCGTTGATCTTTATTCACGACGTCTTGAAACTCCGCAAAACTAATCACTGTTGATGATTCTATTACGAAGGCCATGTTATTCTCCTAATTATGCTTCAATGCTGGAATCAAATATTCCGCATACGCCAGCAGCATCATACAATTCACCAACACCATAGATTGCTGAACCAACTAGGTCAAAGCCACGCTTGGTTGCTTCGCGCTGTGATTCAATCTTGATGTCTTGCATCATTGCTAGACCAAATGCATCACGGTGCATAATCAAGTTAGCATAGTCACCAGTTGCATTTGAAGAAGCTGTTGACTGAGCAACTAAACTGCTTTGATACACTGGAACACCACCTAACATACCCATAAAGCCATTACGCAATGCGTCATTACCAACCATTGACGCAGGAGCGGCAAAAGTAGATGTTAAAACGCTGGCAACATCATAGGCCACATTAGGGTGTAGAACGATAGCACAATCATTGGCTGTATCGTAACCTTGGCTGCGTAGTTTAGCGATGGCCTGGAAAATCAATGCTGGTGTAGCGGCAGTGCTTACGCCACCAACTGTTACTGATAAACTGTTAGCCAAGGCCAACAAGTCTGTGTCCATCTTGCGAGCAATTGCTTCGCCAAATAAACGACCAATGTCTG